CCATACCCCACCCACCCCATGGGTGTGTATATCCGTCACTCTCAGAACAAGGTCAATTTTTTGATGTCTATTACGCACACAACATCTCTACAATTTAAAATATCTTACCCCCCAAGCCCCCTCTTGACAACCCAAAATTTTTCAGCTAATTTTCTATAGACACTGTTTAAAAAACCATGGTACATTCCGCCCATGAACAATTCCATCAATGCCGATCAGGTGTTGCGCGAACTTGCACTTGCTGTTGCTAGAAATACCGTGGGGGCTGCACGCCCTATTGCGGAGATTCTTGCGGGTGAAGGCTTGACGCAATCAGAATACGATGCTATCTCTGCGAATCCACAGTTCAAGAGGTATGTAGACAGCTATACCAAGGAAATGCAGGAGAGTGGCTTCTCATTTGCTGCTAAGTCCCGTATTCTTGCAGAGGATTTGCTGCCTACGGCGTACCATATGGTGCGAGACCCCGACACACCAGCGGCTGTTAGGGCAAAAATCATCGAAAACTTCGTCGAATGGGGTGATTTGAAGCCTAAAAACAGTGCAATTTCGACTGCTGGCCCGGGTTTTTCAATCACAATTAACATCCCAAGCACTGCAAATTCAGCTAAACAGACCCTTGTTTTAGAGGCTGAAACCCCTGAAATTGACGTAAAAACGCTAAAAATTGCCGAATACGCCCCGATTTTGCTGGTCGAAGACGAAAACTATGAGTACGCAGGGGATGACTACTTATGAGTGTTAACTACACCCCAGTACAGTCTGTAACCCCATACCTTCTCTCTGATAAGTTTCAGTCATTCATCGTAGGGCCAGTTGGTTCGACAAAGACCACGGCATCCTTGATGAAGATTCCCATTGAGGCTCGCAAGGTCGCAGCATGCGCGGATGGTATCCGCCGCTCTCGGTGTGCAGTGGTTCGTAACACTCGCCAGATGTTGCTTGACTCGACCATTAAAGATTTTCTTGGCTTGTTTCCCGAGGGGCAGGCGGGCACCTACCACAGAACAGAACTTCGCTTTACGCTACGCTTTGACGACGTGGAATGCGACGTGTTGTTCCGAGGTTTAGACGATGCCAACGACGTGCGTCGCCTTTTGTCATTACAGCTTTCGTTTGCCATGGTGGACGAGGTGCGTGAGATAAACTCAGACGTGTTCGACGCGCTAACTGGTCGTCTAGGTAGATACCCCAACGGTATGATGGTGCCGCACCGCACCCAGTGGGGGGTGGATGATAAGGGTAATCCCGTACAGGGATGTGTGGATGACAACGGCGTGCAACAAAAGAAAGTCTGGGGCGCGACCAACCCACCGGATATGGACGCACACTGGGAGCAGTATCTCACCAACGCCGACCCTGACAAAGTTCATGTGACCGTACAGCCCTCGGGCTTGTCCGACGAGGCAGACTGGGTACAGCACTTGCCGTCTCACTACTACGAGGACTTGTGCGAGGGTAAGAGCGAGGATTGGATAGATGTGTACGTGCACGGTAAGTGGGGCAGGTCTCTGTCGGGCACACCGGTTTATCAGAGGACGTTCACACAAGACTTCCACGTGGCCAAGGAACACATCAAGCCCATACAGAACATGGACTACCCCATCACCATAGGGATTGACTTTGGCCGCACGCCAGCGGCAGTGTTTATGCAGCGTGATCCGCGTGGGCGCGTGTTGGTGCTCTCCGAGCTGACCAGTGAGAACATGGGCATAGAGACGTTTATATCCACGCGCCTGCAGCCGCATATTGGCAACACCTACCCCGGGTATCAGTTCATCGCAGCGCCTGACCCCGCAGGATTTATGAAGCAGCAGCTAAACGAGATGACGCTTGTAGACGCGCTTAAGAACGCAGGTTTTAAATGCGTTAAGCCGCCGTCCAACAAGCCAGACCTTCGCATACAGGCAGTCGAGAGACTGCTGACTCAGCAGCTTGACGGCAAGGCGATGTTTCTCGTATCGCCTGAGTGCACGTCGCTCATAAAAGGTTTTCGTTCTGGCTATCGGTACAAAGTTAAGAAGAACGGGGAGTTGGAAGACAGCCCTGATAAGAACGAGTCGAGCCACGTGCATGACGCACTGCAGTATGGCGCGTCAGTGATCGACATGAACATCAGAGGGTTCGGGCTTGAGGTGAAGCGAAGAGAAATTAAGAAAGTTAAATACGCATACACTTGACCACTTGACAGTGGGCGGTACAATGCGGTAACTCTTGGAGACAACCATGTCTTTTTTCTATCCGTCAATTACATCTGAACGACGTTACGAAGATTTTGCCCTACAGGTTTCTCGTGGGCAGATTCCCGGCCACCGGAGCGTAACTGTTTTTGGTTTTAACGGTGACGTTGATCAAGCTGAAGTCACTGTTTGGCCGTACACGGGCCTTATGACGCACCCAGCGGAGGCTATACCCATGAAGGTTAGCTCAGCCAACGCTGCCGATACAAGCGCTGGTACTGGGGCTCGCACCGTCCTAATCGAAGGATTGGATGCTGGTTTCAACGAAATTTCTGAGGTAGTTACTCTGAACGGCCAGACAGCCGTAACGACTACTAAGAGTTTTCTGCGGATTAACTACGCTACCGTTGCAACCGTCGGGTCAGCAAAAACCGCAGCAGGTAATATTTATATCGGGACAGGCACCGTTACAGCTGGTGTTCCAGCTACTGTGTACAACCTTATAAAATTCAACTACAACGACACAGTGACTGGGCACTACACAGTCCCCGCCGGGTACACAGGATATTTGATGCAGGGTATGTTTACTGCGGGTCAGGCCACCGGGTCTACGTCCATTGAAGGTCGTTTGGTATCATCCACTGCCGACGGCATACGCCGCACTACTGCAATAATTACGCTTAACAACGGCACAGCTGATTACGCGTTCGAGTACCCACTCCCAATACCAGAAAAGACTGATATTGAAGCGACTGCCATAGGAAGTGCGAACAACAATTCTTGTTCCTCAATGTTTGTAATTTTGCTCATTGCGGGACCAAACGCATCCGCTCCCGGTACTCCTTGGAATTAATATATGGCTTCAGGCATCGCACTCATTCCAGTAGCTCGTTCCCGCGATTTGGAGCGGGAATCTCAGAAACGCAACACAGAGATGCAGGCTACACCCGTTATTCAGGGGTTGGCTTCGCACGTACGCAGTCGTTGGGATAGCTCACGCACAGCTAAAAGGGATTTAGAAGAGCGCATGCTTCAGTGTTTGCGTCAGCGCAACGGAGAGTACGACCCTGATAAGTTGCAAGAGATTACCGAGCAGGGTGGCTCAGACATTTACATTAACTTGACCTCTGTAAAATGCCGCGCTGCTACCAGTTGGCTGCGTGATACGTTGTTGGGTACGGGGATGGACAAACCGTGGTCTATCGCGGGGACACCAAATCCTACAATGCCGCCAGAGATTCTCGAAGAACTTAAAGCGCGTTTGGCCAATGAGTTAATGGTTCACATGCAGCAAGGCGGACAACAGCCTACACCATCAGAGCTTCGCGCCATGGCGCTGCAGATGAAAGACGAAGCTGATCGCGAGTTGCGTGAAGAGTCTGAAGACCGCGTTTCTCGCATGGAACGCAAAATGGAAGACCAGTTGCAAGAAGGCGGCTGGCACAAAGCGTTTAATGAGTTTCTCGACGACATCGTTACGTTTCCGTACGCCGTGATGAAGGGCCCGATTAAACGCAAACGCAAAACTCTCGAGTGGAAAAATAACGAACTTGTCCCTGTTGAAGAAATTCGTAATGAGTGGGAACGCGTTGATCCCTTTATGTTGTATTGGGCCCCGTGGTCATGGGAGCTAGGCGACGGTTATGTGATCGAGCGTCACCGCATGACGGCTGATGATTTACAAACATTGATTGATGTTCCCGGTTACAACAACGATGCAATTCGCACTGTGCTCAACGACTTTGGCACCATGGGGATGAAGCAATGGCTTTGGACTGATTCTTCAAAAGCGCAGGCGGAAGGCAAGTACGTTACCGAAGCTATTATTTCGGGCGACCTAGTTGACGCTTTGCAATTGTGGGATTCTGTAAAGGGCAGCTTGCTTATCGAGTGGGGCTTGACAGAAAAAGAGATTCCTGATCCAGCGCTTAACTACCCTTGCGAAGTATGGTTGATTGGCAATGTCGTTATTCGTGCGGTGTTAAATTATGACCCACTAGGACGTAAGCCGTACTACCTCACAAGCTACGAGAATCTTCCCGGTTCTGTAGATGGTAAAGGTGTGACTGACTTATGCCGTGACTCGCAAGCTATGGTTAACTCCTCTGCTCGCTCACTTGCAAATAACATGGGTATCTCCTCTGGCCCGCAGGTCGGTGTGAACATTTCACGCTTGCCACCCGGTGAAGACATTACCGACATGCACCCGTGGAAAATATGGCAGTTCTCACAGTCTGACTACGGTGACAATTCGCCCCCCATTACGTTCTTCCAACCAAACAGCAACGCTAATGAGTTGATGGCCGTGTTTGAAAAGTTCTCCGCTCGCGCAGATGAGGACACAATGATCCCTCGCTACATGACTGGTGAGAACACACCCGGCGCAGGACGTACGTCATCTGGTTTGTCCATGTTGATTTCTAACGCTGGTAAGGGCATTAAGCAAGTTATCAGTAATATTGATAAGAACGTTATTACGCCTGCCATTGAGCGTTTGTACCAAGACAACTTGCGTTATAGCAAAGACCCCGATTTGATTGGCGACGTCAACATTGTTGCGACTGGTGCATCTAGCTTAGTTGTAAAAGAAGCCGAAGCAGTTCGCCGCAACGAGTTCTTGCAGCTAGTTTTAAATAGCCCTGTTGCACAGCAAATTGTTGGTATGAATGGCACTGCTGAATTGCTTCGCGATTCTGCAAAAAATCTAAGCGGCAATGTGGATCGAATTGTGCCCGACCGCCAAGAGCTATCAGTTGTTCAGCAGCAACAACAAACTATTGCTCAGTTACAAGAACAATTAGCTATGATTATGGGTGAGATGCAAAATGCAGGTGCAGCGCCCGGTATGACGCAAGGTGCAGCCCCAAAAAACATGCTTCCAGACGGTAGCCAAGTCGGTGGACGTGAAGGCAATATGATGTCTCCGAGACCAAATGGAATTTAAATGCTTGACTGTGCAAATAGTCAGTGGTATAAAATACGCAAATGAAGATTTTTATAGGCCAAAAGCCTGACCCACAGCACATGCAAGCGCTTCAGCGCTGCAGGCTGTATGATAGTAGTGCTCTGTTGGACTTGTTCCGCAAAAGTCTTGAGGATACAAAAACCTCTCTGATTTCTGCCGACGATCCCATACGAATACACCGCCTTCAAGGTCGCGCAGAGGTCTTATCAGATTTTCTCGAGGCGGTTGAAAAAGCGCACGAGATTTTCGACCGGGTCAAATGACCCGATTTTTGTAGTCCTAGCAAACCATTATGTTGGACGGCACACCGGTAACCCCGACGCCTGAAACGCAGAGTTGGCGCTTTAAAGGAAATTTAAAATGGCATTGCCGAAACAAGTAGAAGCTCAATTACGTGAACTGGAACAGATCGAAAAACAAATAGCTGAGAGTCAAAATACAGCGCCTTCGAACCCGGAGCCGCAAACGACAGAAGACCCTCCAGCTGATACTTCGACACCTGAACCCGCCGTTGCGGAGCAAAAACCTGTTGAAACAAAGCCAGAACCGACAGAACCAGCTATAGCTGAAGAAACATGGCAGAGCCGCTATATTGCCCTAAAAGGCAAATATGACGCCGAAGTGCCACGCTTACACGCCGACGTGCGAGAGTTTAAGGGCCAATTGGATAGTCTCCGAAAGGCCGCAGAAATCAAGCCAGTCGAGACGAAGAAGCCTGCAGTTGCTGAGAAGTTGGTTACGGATGCTGATGTTCAAGCATTTGGTGAGGACTTAATTGAAGTCCAACGCAAGGTTGCCCGCGAAGTGGCAGCAGAGTTTCGAGGTGAGCTCGATGCTATGAAAGCTGAGAATGAGAAACTGCGCGAGCAGTTGACCACGACCGGTACTCAGGTATCTGAAGCAAGTTTTGAGCAACGTCTGTACCGTATGGTTCCAGACTTTCAGGAAGTTAACGCCGACTCACGTTGGGTTGATTGGCTGAACGAGGTTGATCCTCTGCTCCGAGCGCCAAGAAAATCTGTTGCGCAAGATGCGTTTAACCGAGGCGATGCTGAAGCTGTTGCGCACTACATCGGGATGTTTAAATCAAACCTCTCCCCTGCAGTACAAAACAACGACAAGGCCGCTGAACTTGAAAAACAAATCCAGCCGAAACGATCTGCTACTAACAGTGCCAACGTTTCGCAGCAAGCTCAAACATATACTGATGCGCAAATTCATCAGATGTTTTTGAAATCTGCGGACTACAGTGCTAAAGGTCGGATTGAAGAAGCAACAAAACTTGAAGCTGAAATTGACGCAGCTTACAGAGAAGGACGCGTTCGAGCGTAATCTCTTGCGGCAGCGTTAAACCCAACCTGTTATTTTTAAGGAGGCCAAAATGGCTGCTGTATATCCCGTCCAAGCTCCGTTTAATACGAGCACATCGTATTCCGGTGCATTTATCCCCACATTGTGGTCTGGCAAATTGCTGGCCAAGTTCTACCAAAACACCATGTTGTCCGAAATCGCTAACACCGATTACGAAGGTGAATTGAAGAACCAAGGTGATACCATTCGTATTCGTTTGGCTCCCACAATTACTATTTCTGACTACACTGTTGGCCAGAATTTGTCCTACGAAGTCCCCACTCCTATCTTCCAAGATATGCAAGTGAACAAGGGTAAGTACTTTGGCGTGCAAGTCAATGACGTGTTGTCTTACCAAGCCGACATGAACTTGATGAACATGTTCACAGAAGACGCCGCCAAACAGTTGAAAATTCAGATCGAAAACGAAGTGTTTTTTAACAGCTTCGTGACTGAAGGCCCTGCTGCGGCTAACATTGGTGCTACTGCTGGTGCTATCTCTGCCGCCTATAACTTGGGTACAGACGTAACTCCTATCGACCAAGCTACTCCTGAAAACGTGTTGAAGGCTATCCTTCGCATGTCTACAGTGCTTGACGAGCAGAACGTTCCTGAAGACAACCGTTGGTTGATTATTAGTCCTTTTGACCGCCAGTTGTTAATGCAATCTAGCATTGCTCAAGCGTACTTCACAGGCGACCAGTCTAGTGTTATCCGCACAGGCAAAATCGGCATGTTGGATCGTTTCTCTGTTTACGTGTCTAACTTGCTCCCCCGTGGTGCTGCCGGTAAAGCCTTGGTTTCTGGCTTAACTGACACTTCTACTGGCGGTTCTGTAGCTAGCGCTAAAGCTCGTCGCACAATGATCGCTGGCACAAAAGCAGCAACATCATTTGCTATGACTGTTAACAAGACAGAACCCCTGCGTAACCAGACTGACTTCGGCGATATCGTCCGTGGTTTGGCTGTTTATGGCCGTAAGGTTGTTAAGCCACAAGCTTTGGTTGTTGCCCAAGTTGGTTCTGCCAGCTAATTAATTGGGGGCTTCGGCCCCCATTTTTAACTTTTATTTTTGGAGATCAATATGTCTACTCAATTTTCTCGTAGTATTGGCGGTTACGCCACAGCTACTGCTGGGACAACCCAGACTCAAGCTGGCGCTACTGCGCTAACCGGTGCTGTTAATTTCGTCACCACTGGCACTGCCAGCGACGGCGTTATGTTGCCTGCTGAGCGCCCTGTTGGCGATGTGGTCTACATTGTTAATAGCTCTGCTGCTTCACTGAACGTGTACGCAGCAACTGGCGGCAAAATTAACAACGGTTCTGCTAATGCTGCTAAAGCCTTGGCTGCTAACATGTCTGGTGCTTACATTAGCCTAGGCAGTGAAAACTGGGGCGCTGTTCTCAGCGCCTAATCGGTGGTATAAACTAAGAGGGCTTCGGCCCTCTTTTTTACTTTGGAGAACCAAATGACTGTATTTGATTTAATGGAACGTCTTGGCGGTGAAATTTTAATGAACCGCATTCGTGTAATGATTGACGGTAAAATTGTTGTTGTGGCTGTGCTAAACGACCAAGAGTGGGAATACACAGAAGATGGACAAGCTTTGTACAACGAGCATTCCAACCTTGCTGCAGATGAAGCAGCAAACAAAACAACAAAGACTCGCAAAAAAGAAGCTGTGGTAGTAGAATCTGTGCAAGCGCCGGACGATATCGCCATTGAAATCGAGCCAACGCCCGAACAGTAAGGTAATCCATGAAAGCTCTAAGCGCGTTTTATCCTCGTATCCTGCCTTATTTACCCGGATGCCCTGAGCCTCTGGCGGCGCAGGTTTTGGTAAACGCGGCTATAGATTTTTGTGATGCATCACTAGTTTTACGACAAAATCTTGATACGTTTAACACCGTTGTTGGACGTGTTCAATATGATTTAGACCCACCTAGCGCCCAACACACAATTAGTCGTGTAATGGGCGTTACGTTGGACGGGAAAGAATTGGTAGCGGGCATGACAGAATCTCTTCGCGGAGATATGCCAACTGCGCCTGCTAAACCTCGTGGTTTTTACACCGACAGAACAGACTCTGTTTTGACTTTGATGTTGTCGCCTCCGCCTGATGAGGTGTACTCTGTTCTTGTCAATGTTGCGTTGAGTCCGGCGAGAACGGCTACACAACTCGACGATGATTTGTATAACACTTGGATCAATCCCATCGTGGCTAGCGCCATTGCTCAAGCAATGCAGATTCCGGGTCAGCCTTTTAGTAATCCTGCACAAGCGCAAGCGTTGTTAAATTCTGCGTCTCGGCAGACTACTGCTTCGCGTATTGATAGCAACTACGGTTTTGTTCGTGGTTCTATGCGCGTGCGTTCACGTCCGTTTGCGTGAGGTAAACATGACTACCACTGCACAATCCGTTATCCGCCGCGTTGTAGATACGCTTCAAGACCCGACCGCTACGCGGTGGGCAACGGCGGAACTTGTTCGTTATCTAAACGACGGACAAAATGAAATGCTTATTTATCGTCCAGATGCATTTGCAACATCTGTGACTTTGACACTGGTTGCCGGTGCAAAACAAACTGTACCGTCTACTGCAGCAAAACTTCTTGACGTGGTTCGCAACTCAGCGGAAACCAGTACTAAGAAAGCTGTTCGCATTGTTAATCGTCAACTTCTTGATTCGCAGTACCCAGATTGGCATGTTGCTACAGCGACTGTAAACACTGTGCACTACATGTATGATCCAATTGATCCTCGGGTCTTTTACGTCTATCCACCTGCTACCACTTTGGCAAGACTAGATGTGGTGCTGGCTAACTACCCAACAGCGGTAGCAGAACCTGCTGCAGCGACAACGTTTACGTCCGTTACAGGCAACATAAGTGTTCCTGATATACTGGCTACCGCCTTGATGGACTACATTGCGTATAGAGCGTTTAACAAGGACGCAGAGTACGCAAATAACGCCACTCGAGCGCAGACGCATTACGCGCTATTTACAAACGCTCTCAATACAGATTACAAAGGCACGACAGGTGTTGTTCCAAGTCCGTTAGGTGCACCTATTCACGGCTCTGTTGCTTAAGGATTAATTATGGCTGAAAAAATTAAACTTATTCAAGGTGACGTAAATCGCCCACAAATACAAGCGACGCTGACTGATGAAAATA